TCACTACACTTGGCGGTAACTACCTGTGGTTGGTTTATCTCCAACTGAACTCATGCCATGCCCGGCACACATTAAAAGGTAACGAAATTAATCGTTACCTTGATTTCTAGTCAGTACAAACCAACCATCTATTCCTTTTTCATAATCACCAAATATTTCTGTTTTTAATGCGTAACTATTACAATGCTTCAACAGTCCAAAATATGAATCAACTACTCGTGTAGCGTGTTCTAAAGTACAATCTCCTTCATTGTATCGTTTCATCACGCCTTTTAAGTTCCTTTTAATTCTTAAGGAGGTGCTTTTCCTTATTTTAATATGTGTAGCCCATAAGCGAAAACCACAAAATTCTATTCCTTGATTGATTGGTCTAATACAGGTCTTTTGGTTCATTTCCATTTTCATGACATTATTTGCGAACTTTTCTAGTTTTTGATGCCATTCTTTTATTTGTTTCTTATCATCAGAAAGCACCACAATATCATCCTGATAGCGTATATAACACTTGATTCCTAATGTCCTTTTAGCATATTGGTCTATCTGATCATTGTAAACATTCGCTAACATCTGTGAAATCAAAGCGCCCACTGGCATTCCTTTATCATATAAACGTTCGCTCATTTCAACATCTTCAGGACGCATGCCTCTAGGCAAACCAAAAGGCATATCAGGGCTTTCTATGCGGGTTGCAAGCCATCTAACAACACGCTCATCTTTAATTTTCTTCCTCAATACATCAATCATGACTTTATGATCTACTCTATAAAAGTATTTGCTAAAGTCTATTTTCAAGTAATACCACTTGTTTAAATCAGATACATCTAAGCCGTTTTTCAGCCTATTGTATCTTTTGCTATTGACCAATTTAAGCCAATAATGAAGCCTTTTAACTGCTGCAATTTGTCCTTTTCCTTTGATGCAAGCATAAGAATCCTTGATGTACATCCTAGTAAACATAGGACTTAAAACTTGATAAAACGCCCACTGTTTTATCACTTCAGGAAAGTCTTGAGCAAGGATCAAACGACACTTTGGTTCGTAAACGTAGAACTCTCTATATTTAGGATAATCAGCAACTTCGCTTCTTAATTCATTTTGAATCTTAACTAGATTCGCTTCTAGATTTTGGGTAAATATGAGTACATCTTTTCTATATCTTTTGTTTTTACGAGCGTTTAAATAAGCCTTGTATATGTTTTCATCACTAACGATATCGTCATATACATTCTTTATTTTCGCCATGATCATCACCTAATTTTTAAGATGCTTAACGGAGTTCATTTAACATTACTATCGGTTTTCATCTTTATTTATTTTTTTGCTTATTCAGCATGGAATTAGACTCCTTTATTCCCTTGATTTGAAATGATAGACGTATCCATCATATACCTAATTGCAAGAGCAGAGCGGAGCGAAAACCTGCATTGTGATTCGAATTGGAGCGTGGGTCATTCAAGTTTACAGCGAACACGCCTGCATTGCTACCATTATCCCAATTGCCACCACGAAAAGGCAAATCATATAGTCCAATCCCATTACTCTTTATAGGGTTAGAGCGGAGCGAAAACCTCTATCATTGTCAGAGTTGGAGCGTGGGTTGTTGAGATTCAAAGCGAACACGCCTGCATTAGAATAGTTCCAAAAAGCGCCACCACGAAAAGGTCTTCATAATAATCTAATCCCATAAGGATAAAGCGGAGCGAAAACCTAAATCGTCCCAAGTATTGGAGCGTGGGTTGTTCAAATTCAAAGCGAACACGCCTGCATTGCTAGAATTATTGAAGCCGCCACCACGAAAAGGCAAACGCTAATAGCCTAATCCCAAAATAGCATAAAAGAATAGAGTGGAGCGAAAAAGGGCTCACAATTCATCTAATCCTTATGACTTTTTTGACATGTATAACAAAGAGATTTACCAAAATTTTTCATTGAATATTCATAAGACTTAGGAGTTATTCTTGTGCCACATTTCTCACAAACATATGGTTTATCAACAGCTTTATTTCCTGATTTTTCTTTTTCAGCCTTAATCCAACCACCTAACATCTTGCCGACTTTATCTAATCTTCTAGACATTTCCATATAGTGGTTTTCGCCTTTAAAATATTGCAAGTCAAATGCTAATCTTACATAAACCTTTAATACAGCTAGTTCTACATCCATTTTTTCAAGTGTTGTAGTCTTAGCGTATTTTTTATTAGCTGCAATTGCATATTCAAGAACTGAATCCATCTTTTTTTTAATATCTTGAACTAAAGAAAATTTTTGACTCTTTGGAAAATGATCCAACAATGGATAGGCATATAGCAACATATCATAAACCTCCTGTTGTATGATCAGTTGCGTTTCATACGAGCCTAATTGATTATCCATTGTTACCACCTCTGGTAAATTATAACATGTGTAAGAATATACACAATAAAAAAAATAATCCCACCAGCTTAATCGCTGGTGGGAATGATTGCCACTTACGTGGCAAAAACAGAACACTGATACCAAAATTACTGACCGACAAAAGCGGAGCGAAAACCTAAAGCGTCCCAAGT